GATAGATTTACGTTTATTGAATTTGAAGTAGAAGATATTGTACGATCTGATTTTGTAAAACAATATATCATTGCAAAGAATGAACTAAATCTATGAAAGCAGTCATAAGTCACAGGATATATATGGATTGTAGTGCTGAACTACAAGAGCGAATCGACAGAGAGCTTACATATACTATCCCTACGCACAACCCACTCGATCCGCCTCAAGTGATTAAAAACATGGGCATAATTCGTAACGGGTTAGTATCATTACCAATAGGGCGAACGGATTTAATACCAGAGCACTATGAAATAATTGATAAGCGTGTGCACAAGCCTGTAGACTTTCCCGAGTTTAAGTTTGATCTTCGAGAAAGCCAGCAGAAGGTTTATGATGAAATCGAAGACAATGCTATAATTAACGCATGGGTCAGTTGGGGAAAGACTTTTACAGGTTTAGCTATCGCAGGTAAACTTGGACAAAAGACACTTGTTGTTACCCACACTGTCCCTCTGCGTAATCAGTGGGCAAAAGAAGTAGAGAAAGTCTTTGGTTTTAAACCTGGCATCATAGGCAGTGGTAGGTTTGAACTTGATGCTCCTATCGTAATTGGCAATACCCAAACTCTCTACCGAAACGTAGACAAGATTCGTAAAGAGTTTGGCACAGTCATACTAGACGAAATGCATCACGTTAGTAGTCCGACCTTCAGTAAGATACTAGATACAAATTACTGTAGATATAAGATAGGGTTGTCGGGGACTATAGAAAGAAAGGATGGCAAACACGTTGTGTTTAGAGATTACTTTGGTAATACTCTCTTCAAGCCACCCAAAGAAAACTATATGACCCCTACAATACATCTTGTAGCATCTGAAATCCGTTTTATGGATGGTGCAAAAATCCCTTGGGCTAACAGAGTAACTAAGTTAGCAAATGATGAAGAGTACAGACATACTATAGCAATGCTTGCTGCGGCCTACGCCGCAAAAGGGCACAAGGTTCTAGTAGTAAGTGACAGAGTTAGCTTTCTGAAAGCGTGTTCTGAACTAACAGGGGATAAGTCTGTGTGCGTTACAGGAGATGTATCGCATGAAGATAGAGAAACGCTTGTAGATGAAATTCTCTACGGGGATAAGAATGTTCTTTACGGAACGCAAGCAATTTTCTCAGAGGGTATCTCAGTTGACACACTTAGTTGCTTAATACTGGCTACCCCTGTAAATAATGAACCACTACTCACACAGCTTGTGGGACGAGTGATTCGGAAGAAGGAAGGTAAAATATCACCTGTGATAATAGATATCCACCTGAAAGGAAATACGGCTCGAAAACAAGCCTCCAATCGTGTCGGGTTCTATATGAAGCAGGGCTGGGATATGAAGTACCTTTAGAAAAATAATTCTTGACAAATTGGTAAAAAGGATGTATAATAGTGCTCTTATTTGATTGGAAGAAGGTTTACGATACGGCAGAGGGAAATATTTCCTCTTGCATCTTGATAATGGAAATGCTTATAAAGAAGCAACTACCTCAAAACAAGTACGACCGTATCTACAACTATTCTAATAAAAATTTTACAGGTTCCAGCTTTCTCCTCCATGGAGATTTGCTCCTGTACCATTCCTATAAGTATACGCACAGAGAATTATGTATTTACTACGCCTTAGCTTCTTTAAGAAACTATGCGGATTATATTACTTCTCATAAAACTACACTAGATCCGCTACATTGTCCTGTGGATTTAGATCAAATAAACGACAACAGGCTACTCATAGTATTACCGGACGAAATAACGTTCATCTATGAAGAAGTCACACTGGAGACTATACACTAATGGCATTATCATTCAATAAGCAAACGGGCGGAGCCCAAAAATCATCCATCAATACTTTTCAATACAAAGACGGCGATAACAAGATGCGCGTAGTTGGCGACATTCTTGCACGTTATGTCTACTGGATTGAAGGCGAGAATGGAAAAAACATTCCTTTAGAGTGCCTATCTTTCGATAGAAATTCTGAGCGATTCAATAACAAAGAACAAGACTGGGTACGAGAGTACTACCCCGATCTTAAATGTGGCTGGAGCTACGCTTGTCAAGTAATTGACCCAAGCGATGGCACAGTCAAAGTAGCAAACCTCAAGAAGAAGTTGTGGGAGCAAATTATTACTGCTGCTGAAGACTTAGGCGACCCTACTGATCACACAACTGGCTGGGACATTTGTTTCAAGCGAGTAAAGACAGGCCCATTACCTTACAATGTTGAGTACCAACTCCAAGCATTGAAGTGCAAGCCTCGTGCTCTTACAGCAGACGAATTAACATCTATTGCAGACTTAAAGTCTATGGATGATGTTATGAGCCGTCCTACTCCTGACGCACAGAAAGAGTTGTTAGACCGTCTCCGTAACCACGGTGCAGAGACTGACGACGAAGCTCTTGATGCTGAGTTTAATGTAGGATGATTCTCTTTACGGCAGACTGGCACATAAAACTGGGACAGAAGAATGTCCCAGTAAAGTGGGCAACAAACCGTTACAGAATGTTCTTTGAACAAGTATATGCACTAGAAAAACAGTGTGATATGCACATAATTGGTGGCGATCTCTTTGATCGTTTACCAAATATGGAAGAGTTAGAACTTTACTTCTCGTTTATTCGAGGAGTAAAGATTCCAACCATTATCTATGACGGAAACCATGAGGCTACAAAGAAGCACAAGACATTCTTTACGCAGCTAAAGCAAGTTTCTAGAGATATTAACCCACTTATCAATGTAGTAGACATTTCATACATTGACGAAGATTTTGGATATGGCATACTGCCTTATGCTGATCTTCATAGAAAGGGTGCAGTAGAACATTTTGATACGAGTAAGCCTTTGTTTACCCATGTCCGAGGAGAGATACCGCCACACGTTAAACCAGAAGTCGACTTAGATATATTTGAAGACTTCCCAGTTGTGTTTGCAGGAGATTTACACTCCCATAGCAATACACAAAGAAATATTGTATATCCAGGCAGTCCTATGACTACCTCATTTCATAGAAATTTAGTAAAGACAGGGTATTTACTTATTAATGAACAGGATTGGAGTTGGATGTGGGAAGAGTTTAAACTACCACAGCTAATTCGTAAGACAGTAACAAGTAGTGAGGAAATGACTGCTACTGAGTTTAACCATACAATCTATGAAGTAGAAGGCGATATACAAGATCTAGCAGGAGTCAAGAACTCAGAACTCCTTGATAAGAAAGTAGTGAAAAGAAAGTCGGAAGCCTCTTTAATTATGGACAAAGAGATGACCATACAAGAAGAGCTAGTAGAGTACTTAACATACATACTAGAAATTAACCCTGATAAGATACCAGACATCATAGGAACCTACAATGATTACACTTCGAACATTGAAATGGGATAACTGCTTTAGCTACGGTTCTGGTAATGAGTTACAATTAGACGATAATACTGTTACACAAATCCTTGGTACTAACGGTATGGGGAAGTCCTCCATACCGTTAATCATTGAAGAAGCATTGTATAATAAAAACTCAAAGGGAATCAAAAAAGCAGATATTCCAAACAGGTATGTAAATGACGGTTATAATATATGTCTTGCCTTTACGAAGGATGATGATAGATACATAATTACTGTCAACCGAAAAACAAGTATAAAAGTTAAACTCGAAAAGAATGACTCTGATATTTCTAGTCATACGGCTACGAACACCTATAAAACTTTGCAAGAGGTTCTTGGGGTTGACTTTAAAACATTCTCTCAGCTAGTGTATCAAAATACTAATGCGAGTTTGCAGTTTTTAACAGCTACAGATGCCAACCGTAAGAAGTTTCTAATAGACTTACTACACCTAGAAAAGTACGTTGAGTTATTCGAAGTATTTAAAGGTGCGTCTAGAGAAGTATCCAGTACGTCTGCTACGATAGCAGGGAAGTTAGCAACAGTAGAAAAGTGGTTAGAAACAAATAAATTGAGTGATACAACCATACTGCCCATGTTGAATTTAGAAATTGATACATCTAACGATGAGAAAGCTTTAAGTTCTTTGACGGCAGAGATTGCAAATATCTCCGAAAAAAACAAAAAAATTACTACAAATAATCAATATAAGATGCTACTCGATCAAATAGATATAGCAGCTATACAGAGTTCAGAAGTAACACAGTATGAATCCTATGATGATTTGCAGGAAGAGTTCGGTAATGTAAAAGCAGTCGCTGCGGGTGCTCAACGAACCCTTAAAAAGTTAGAAGAATTGAAGGAAGTATGCCCTACTTGTAAGCAATCTATTGATGTCTCTGCGGAGAAAGCAATGATTGCCGTGGAGCAGACGAAGTATGACGAAGCTGTGGAAACTATAAGTAGTATTAAACCTAAGATTTTACGTATTAAGACTCGGAATCTGGAGTTTGAAAGAAATGCTACTGCGCAGAAAGATTGGGAAGATTTAGTACGTTCTTTTGATTCAAGCCTCCCAAGAGTAATCTTGGACAAGCAAGAGCTTGAAGAAAAGCGGGCATTGATTGAAGAGAGCTTGACTGAAGCAAAACGTTTACGCTCAGATAACTATGTTGAGAATGAGAGAAGAACAAGACTTAATACTCGTATTCAAGTTATTCAAGAACAAACCGCAGAGTTTGTTGAGCAACAAGAAGAGTATGATGGTAAGTTGTTGGGAAATCAAAAACTCGAAGCAGAGTTAGACACCCTTAAAAAGTCTTTTAGCACAAACGGACTACTTGCATATAAGATTGAAAACCTAGTTGGTGAACTAGAAGAGTTAGCAAATGAGTACTTGGCCGAATTGTCTGATGGTCGCTTTACCCTTGAGTTTGTTGTCTCTAACGATAAATTGAATGTACAAATTACTGATAATGGTAATGTAGTAGATATTCTAGCACTTTCCTCTGGAGAGTTAGCAAGAGTGAATACCGCTACTCTAATAGCAATTCGCAAGCTAATGAGTAGTATTTCAAAGTCTAAAATCAATGTGTTGTTCTTAGACGAAGTAACCAACGTACTCGACGATCAAGGAAGAGAAAAGCTAGTAGAGGTTCTACTGAGAGAAGATATGAATACTTATATAGTCTCTCACGGATGGTCACATCCTCTCCTTGAAAAGATCGAAGTAGTTAAGGATGGAAACATTAGTACACTGGAGAAGTAAATGGGTGCGGGTAGACGTAGGGCTTGGTGGAATGTGGTAAGTGGCGCAGAGCTTACTGAAAATTATTGGAAACACGATTGCGGTTATATACAAATATCAGTACTAGAAGGTGAAGTTTGTACATGCTGTGGCAAGAGCGAGGAAGAATATGGTAGACTCAAGAGCGAAGGGAGCAAGAGGCGAGTATCTAGTACGTGATATGCTTCGAGAAGCTACTGCTTTAAAATTTGAAAGAGTACCCGCCTCTGGCGCTCTTGAATACCTGAAAGGGGACTTATATGTCCCTAATCAGAGAAATCATTTTTGTATAGAGGTAAAGAATTACAAAGATTCCCCCTTGAGTGATAGAATATTTACTCAACCTAAGACTAACAATCTTATAAGATGGTGGAAGAAAGTTGTAATACAAGCGGCAGGTGGCGATCAAAAGCCAATGCTATTTTTTAAATATGATCGATCTAAAGTATTTGTAGTAACAGAGATGAAGCCAGAAAACACAGATGAGTATCTGTACATTCGGTTCTTAAACTGTTATGTACTCCTAGCAGAAGATTGGTTAGCAAAAGAAAAAGTGGAGTGGATAGGTGGCTTTTAATTTTAATGAACGTGTTGGCGGTGCAGAAAATACAACACTCATAGTAGACGCACTAAACTTAGCTTTTCGTTGGAAACATCAAGGCCGAACAGACTTTAGAGATCAGTATGTAGAAACAGTAAAATCTCTAGCGCATTCTTATAATTGTGGCAATATAATTATTACCGCAGATTGGGGATCTTCTAGCTATAGAAAAGAGATATTGCCAGAGTACAAACAGAATCGAAAAGACAAGTATGCCACACAAACAGACGCAGAGAAGCAAGCATTTGTTGATTTCTTTGAAGAGTATGAAGAGACACTAGAATTACTGGCAGAGAGTTATCCTGTTCTTCGTTACAAAGGTGTAGAGGCGGATGATCTTGCCGCCCACCTTGTAAAAGATAAGAAGGAGTACGGGTTAGAAAATATATGGCTAGTATCAAGTGACCGAGATTGGGATTTACTAATACAAGAAGGTGTAAGTAGATTCTCATATGTTACTCGAAAAGAGATAACAATAGACAACTGGAGCGAACATTATAATGTAACACCTGAAGAGTACATTTCTTTTAAATGTCTCACAGGCGATAAAGGTGATAATGTTCCAGGTATAAACGGTATTGGCCCGAAGAGAGCAGAACAGCTTATACGAGAATACGGCGATGCAATGACTATATATGATAGTGTGCCTTTGAATGGACACTATAAATACATTCAAGAACTGAACCAGAACGCAGAAGTTCTTTTAAAGAATTATGAGTTGATGGATTTAATAACATATTGCGACGATGCAATAGGCGCGGATAATATATCCGAAATACAAAGGAAGATGAGTTAATGGATCAGTATCAAAGTTTTATTCATAAAAGCAGGTATGCACGTTGGCTAGAAGAAGAAGGCCGCAGAGAGACTTGGGAAGAGACAGTTCAACGTTATGTTGATTTCTTCAAAGAAAGAGAGCAGTTGAACAACGAAGAGGGTCAAGAGTTGTTTGACGCTATTCAAGCTATGGAGGTTATGCCTTCTATGCGTTGTATGATGACAGCAGGAGAAGCACTTAAACGTGATAACGTAGCAGGCTTTAACTGTAGTTATTTACACATTGATCATCCACGAGCTTTTGACGAGCTTATGTATGTATTAATGTGCGGAACTGGAGTAGGCTTCAGTGTAGAACGTAATTTTATTACTAAACTACCAGAAGTAGCTGAAACTTTCCACAAAACAAGTTCTACTATTGTAGTAAGTGATAGTAAGCTAGGATGGGCAAGTGCCTTCCGTGAGTTGATTGCCATGCTTTATGCAGGTAAACTACCTCAGTGGGACATGAGCCGAGTACGTCCAGCAGGTGCTAGACTTAAGACATTTGGTGGAAGAGCTTCAGGACCTGAGCCTTTAGAAGATTTGTTTCGTTTCTGCGTAAACATTTTCCAAAAAGCGGCAGGTCGTAAGTTGACAAGTATCGAGTGTCATGATGTTGTATGTAAGATT